GGTGATCGTGAATTAGCAACTCTTGGCATATTAAAAATCAATGCATCAAATCTTACTACAGAAGCAGAAATAGAAGAAGCAAAAGCAGTAATGAAATTAGTACAAGCAAGAGTAGACGCAATCAAAAATGGAAAAGATATGGTTTCTGTTTCTAATCAATTATCTGGAGCTATCAATGGTTTAGGTAATGCGATGAATATTATGAGTGAGGAAACAGATAATGCTGGGCAAAGAATGCAACAGTTTATTCGAGTGGCTGGAGCATTGCTTGCGGTTGCTGGTGGTCCAGTAGGTTCTATTGGAGCGATTTTTTCTGCTGTTGGTTCAATGCCAATAGCTCACACTGGTGGTTTAATTAAAAACAATGGCATTCAGCGATTTGCTCAAGGTGGTCAAGTGCAAGGACAAGATAATGTACCTATATTAGCACAAGCTGGTGAATTTGTAATGCAACGTAGTGCAGTGCAAAACATTGGAGTGCAAAACCTAGCGCAGATGAATCAAACTGGCAATGCATCTAGTGGTGTTACTGTAAACATACAAGGCAACATGATTGGCAACGATGAGTTTGTTCGAGATAATTTAATTCCACAATTGGAAAAAGCAGCTAGTCAAGGTTTAGCGTAGCATGGCACTAAGCAATCCGCCTATTGCATCAGATGTACATGAAAACTGGCTATTTCAGTTTACAGCAGATAACAATAATTGCATGGTGTTTAATGATGGGGATAATAACTATTTAAACTTTGGCGATATATTTAATTCATTTGATAACAGCACTGCTGGTTTTACCATTGAATTTTGGTATCAGTTATCTGCTACTGGTGCAAATCCCATTTTATCGTTTGGATATAATGATTCGCCAGAAGCAGAAGCAACCAATATTCAATTTAATGTATCGGTTGCGTCTGGTGATACCATTAAGTTGAGTTGGGAACACGATAATGGAACTGGAAAATCGGAGCAATTTGATATAGATAGTGGAACAAATACATGGACTCATATAGCGATTAGTCGTAACAATTCGGATAATAAAACACGTTTTTATAAAAATGGTGCAATTGTGCATACTACAGCAGCAGAAACTTCTGATCCATCTGGTGGTACATCTTCCAATATGGAGTTTTTAGTAGGACGTAATCAGAATTATAGTTCTGGTAATTTTTTTGAAGGTAAGATGGCGCATTTACGCGTTTGGTCTACAATTCGATCCGATCAGGAAATTAGTAAACATTATAATACTGTGATAGATAATACAGCTACTGGATTGCTTGGCTATTGGAAATTAGATGAAGGTAGTGGAGATACAGTCTATGATTCTAGTTCAAGCAGTAATAATGGTGCAGTGAAAAATAATAATAAAGTTGCTGGTCCAGGAAGTGCTACTGTGTGGGATAATGGTGGTTTTGATAAACATATACATGCATTTGGACTCGCACTGCGCGATACAGTTGCAGATAATAATTTTTATCATGGATCAATACTAAATAAAAACATTAGTTTGCGAGAGAGTATTGATATTACTAGTGGAAAATCAAGCACTTCAAACATTACTTTAACTAGTGCTAATTTTGAAACACAAGGTACAGAGTTTTATAAAACATTATTAAACAATGCAGAGCGTAATTATATTAATCGTAAAGTAATAGTTTATGCTCAGTTTTTTAATGAAGATACACTAAGTAATTGCCAAAAAATCTTTACTGGTAGATTAGTAGATATACAACTAAATCAAGATGGCAACGTAACTATGCAAATCAATAGCCATCGACCTTGGGATGGCATTTCATTCCCACAAACACAAACCACTAACGGCATCTATCAACCAGTTGTGTATGGTGATTATACAATACATGGAGATAAAGATTTAGTAAGAGAACATGCAAATGAATTATTTCCAGTGCCTTTTAAACATAAAGCTGCCACTACAGATTTTTTAATTGTTACTCCAGTAGCATCAAGTGATATAAGACCATGCTATTATGATGCTACCGCAGATGCTTTTTTAGGTATCAAAGCAAGTAGCTATACTGCTGCTACTAAAAATTTAGATAGTGACTTTGATGCCAATACTAATATTGGCATTGTGAAACGTGAAATGCAAAGACGATTTAGAATTAATCCAGTTACGTTTAGTTCAGATGGCTCTACTACATTTAATAATGCACAAAATTTACTTTTAAATCATTATAATGCATCTGGAGTTATACATAGTTATTCTAATTCAGTATCTGCTGAAGCAAAAAACTTTTATGCTAATTTTGCCGTTGAGATCGCAAAAGTAAATGTTTTGGATTTAGATATACAAGGAACTGTGACTACTCCAAACAATGGACAAGATGATGTTGATTTTACTTTGAGAGTTAATTTTAGTAGTGCTTTTGGTAATTATTTTACTGGTCAAGTAGAAGCAAACAATAGCTCAACATCTCTTACTGCTACTAATTTTGCAAACAGAACCTCTGTATCATCGTCAAGTTATGCAAATATAGAATTATTACCATCTTTAAGTGCAAATAATCTAGCGGCAGTTAATTTGAGTAGTACAATTTCAGCAAGTGGTACTAATCCAGTTTCCTTAGACCTTATTATTATAGATTTAGTATTATATTGCGATCTACAACATTCATACGATGAAACTAAAGGCAGCACGAATAATAGTTTATCTAGTCTTTCTAATTTAAAATATTTGTATTTACCTATAAATGGATTACCTGCATCATGGGATAGTGGCGCAATTAGTCATGGGCATGATGCACATAGAGATTTATTGCAACGCTTTGCTGGAATACCAAGCACTGATCCAGAAGTGAATAGTGGCGAAGCATGGAGTGTGTTAAATGATGATCGTGCTATAGATAATTGGAAGATTAGATATTGGCAATTAGAACCAGTATTGTTAAAAGATATGCTTGATAAACTAGCCTATGAATTTGGATTTGTAGCAAAGTTTACAGCCAATGAAAAAATGAAATATATTTATGTCAAAAAATCTAGTGAGTTAACTGCTACATTAAATTTAACTAAAATGGATATTAACAGAGTACATATCAGCACTACTGGAATTCAAAGCATTGTTACACAAATGGATATTTCTAATAAGTTACATCCAGCAGATTCTAGTCGTTATTACGTTACTACCAATTCATTAAATACTACTTCAAGAGTAAAATATAATCTTGGAGACAAAGAAGGTATACAAAAAATTAATTTAGATACAAATGTAGGCACAATTCCCACTACAGCAGATGCAGATTGCAACGCAGACTTTTACTCTTATTATAATAATATTCTAGGTGATATAAAAATATTGGTGCAATGTGATGTAGTCAATCCCATGAAAGGATGTCAATTAGAAACTGGTGATGTAATTACTTTTTCTGATATGCCTGTAGAAATGTTTGGTACAGATTTTGACAATACTACATATTTTATGATTGTAGATTTAAATCGCTCACCAGGTAAAGTGAGCATTACAGCAAGAGAGGTGGGTTAATGGCCAATCAAAACATACGTATACCAAGATTTTACACTGATTTAATTACTTATCATAGAGCTAGAGGTTCAGCAATTGGCAGCGTGACAGCTACCAATGCATCCAATGGATTTATTGGTTTACCCACTAGCAATACTGTTAGTGATGTATTGGATTTACGTCCATTAAATCAAGTTACCTTTGATACTAGTGCAGATACAGATGGGCATGTATTGTTTAATTTTTCATTTACTACATCTAGCTACAAACAAACTTATGTTGCAATCTTAAATCATAATTTAAATAGTTGTGATGGTAGATTTAAAATATTTGCTGGTAGTGCATCAAGTGACGTTTCAGCATTAAATGGAGCAAATATTGATCTTTCTACACCTCCTGATTCTCCTACTGATGCAGAATGGAACAATATAACTACAACTGAAATCGTGAATGCAGATACGATCGCAGCATCAGATAGTAATAAAACAGTTACAGTAACACCAGCTTCTGATGGTTCGACAATTTTAAAATTTGATGAACAAGATTTACGATATTGGGCAATACAGTTTGAAGGTAATACTGCGTGGAATTCTAGCACAGATTTTAAACTAGGTGGAATTATGATTGGTGAACATTATGATATGCCACACGCACCTGATTTACAATTAAACAGAAGAATTCATTATGATAAGGTAAAAGTGCAAGAATCGGTTGGTGGGCAAAAATTTGCAGTTGCTACAAGTTTAGGTCGCACTGCTTCTAGTACATCAAAAAGTCCTTTTGCTTTAGGAACATATGGTCAAGCAGTTTATGGTGGTCGCATTATATATGATATGAGTTTTAGTTATTTACAAGCAAGTGATGTATTACCAAGTGAAACAACTGTATATCAATTTACTAATGATT